AGTCTCAATATCTTTATCAAACTCAAGCAAAATATTGCGAACACGACCATATTCATATCCGAATTTATTAGCTAATAGGAGATTTGTGCAACCACCCAAGCCATCGGTATTTTTCCCAGTCGTTTCTACGGTATTGGCAATTTTCTCCGATATTAAGAGCGGCGACATTGCAAGAGCATTTACATATCCTTTCAACCAATAAGCATCGGTATTGACTTTCGTCATATCCCAGAAGGTATCAACCGACATAACTTTATACCATGCCTCAGGTGAAACAATCCAAAATAGATTCGCCGGATTCGTGCCGTATTTGCCCAGGCACTTACGAATACGAATAAAATCACCGCCCTCTAATGCAGCGGTTCCGATAGTCGCCTCGGTAACGTCATAGGTCGCTCCGGTTAATCCGGTTATGGCTTGATAGCGTAAACCATACCATAACCTGCGTCTATCATTCGCATCAAGGTTGGTAGTCGCCCCGTCCATATGAGTCGCGGTCTCATCGCCATTAATCGTAGCATCCTCAATCGCTCCGGCTATACACTTGGCAAGCTCAGCTGGAACTACCTGCGCCAAAGCCACAATGCTATCCTCATCCAAAACATAAGAGTATTTAGTCCTTGCCGCTCCGGTCGGTGCGCTAAATGTCACCTTGCGGTCGGTCAATGCGGAAAGCGGTATCTTAGCAGCAGAGTCTGTAGTCGGTTCAGCTACCAAATACGCCGTAAAGCCAGCGCCCATTCCGGGTCTATCCCATGGATTCTGAGGCATATCCCAAGTTCTAAACATCGGAGCTACCTGCCCGAACGCATCAACACGCTGTATTAAGTCTGAGCTGTATCCGGTCGGCACCCAGTCGGCAGTGTCGGTCGTGTCCATAGCCCTCGTCAAGTTAGACATAAATCCCTTATAGCGACCTATTGCCTTGTCGCACCCGGACAAGTCCTTGCCACGAACAAATAAATGCTTGCGCATTTCCGTCATCGTATAAAGCACGTCATTGCAAGTCTGGATTTCCTTGACTTGTTCGACCGGAAGCCCGTGCTTATGCTTCTCGGCGGCGGGCGTTACAATGAGAGAACGTAAGGTTGGCTTGGTAGTCTTATAATCGTTCCCAGCTTCGCTTGGATCATAAACCGGTGGTCTATCCCGTAAGTCCACCTGGCGTTTAGCCTCCTGTAATTGTATTTGCAATTTGTGCAACTCTGCATCCTTCGCTTTCGCAATTACCTCTTCCTTTTCGGCTTCGGACTTGTCTTGCATGGCTTTCTTGATTTCAGCTACTTCGCCCACAAGTTCTTCAAAAGCCTTTTTAAAATCAAGGCTTCTTGCCTCATCTGTGTTCTTGATTTCTTCTGGCATTTTTATTGCCTCCTTAACATGAATTATTGTTTTCGTTTCTAATTGGGTTAATGAATTAGTGATTTCTGGATATAATTTACGAACCGCCATATAAGCGGATCGCGATGGTTCTATTAGAGTAGAGGGATTCGCCGGTAATCCCACCAACGATACCTCATATAATTCAATCGCTACAATCCTGTTGAGGTTTTGTTCTTTATCGAAAACATAACCGCCCTCAGGAACATTAAAGCCAATTGATAGCCCCTTGAGATTGCCCTCCTTGACTAACGTCCATAAGTCCGGCACGGTCTTTGAAAGCTCACCCCGGACGTAAAACCCTTGCTCGGAATCTATTCGCCATGACAGCCATTTACCTATAGGCGGTAAATCCCATATCCAGCCATGATTGAAAAACATCGCCGGATTATCGGAAAACCTTCCAAGCCCTTCATTGAAAGCCGAAGGGTCAATTATTGTCTCATAAGCGTCTAAGCTCGGAGTCGAAGCCCAGCCCTCTATAAGCCAACGCCCCTCATCGTTATCGACCGTCCTGATATTATCCGCCGAAGACAGAAGATATTTAGGCGGCGTAATACCCGACTTTATTTCCGCCTCCAGCTTCTTAATCTCTTGTAGTTTTATTTTCATGTTTTACTCCTAAATAAAAAACCCACCAACCGCACTAAGGCGATCAATGGGTTCTCTGACCTCTTCTAAATCTTATTCGGGTTCTCTGACCTCTAGTTTTCTGCTATCTTACGCTTATATCACGAGTCTTTATCCCATTATCCGAAAATCTATTTATATGCCCGCAGCTTGAACATTTAATCTCTATATTCGCCGAGCTACCGAAAAATAATTTATGCCCGCAACGCTGACACTTATACCAATGAGACTTATGAACCATCCTATCTTCTTGGGGCTTAATCATTACTCATCCCAAAGTAGGGTCTGGACGGTTTAATATTATTCCGATAACCTCACAACCAAAGTCATTTAGTTCAATCGTCATATCTAATGAATCGGCATTAGGAGATACCGATATACATCGACCTATTTCTTTACCCATAACCTCAGTAATCGGACATCCATATAATTGATTAACAAGATTATCCGGTAATTTCATACTGCATCTTAAATTCATCTTACGTCTCCTTTAATACCGCATTGCGACCGCAACGGCAATTGATTATATTCCCGGCACTACCGTTCGGATCACCCGGAAACATCAAAGCCTCGCCACCAACATCGAAAGGCTGTCCAAGCTCCGCAAATTGACCATCAGCAGCCAAGTGTGCCTCACGTGCGTCACTATCAGCTACCATCCATACACCACCCTTGACAACATCCGATTGCTCCCATGCCTCATTCGTTGCGCTTTGCATAACTCCATTCATCTCCGTACGCGCTATTCGTAACGACCGTGATAGCGTATTCGGTTCGCCAAGAATCCAATTATTAAAAGTCGATGCTATTTCATCCTGTATCTGATTCATCGTCCAACCCTCCGTACTCGCCTTTGCCAATATATCTTCCATAGTCTTACGAGTCGTCTCGGTTATATTCGGGAATGCGGTGTTATATTTAAGCCTCAGGAAATCTCTAACTTTCGGATTTTCCATGTCAAATTGTAATTTTATCCCTAAATCGTCAAGCTCACTATCACCTATCCGCCCATAAATATTTTCCATTGACGGCGTTAAGGCATTCCACATTTCCCTAAGCTCCTCTTCCCAATCAAACCAATCCGATAACTCTCTAATATTTCGCGGTATCGATATATCCTTTTCGAGTTTCTCTAAAAGCCTCTCTTTTTGTTTCCGGAAATAACCGCGAATATCAGTAGCGAAGTCACTCTCATAAGCAGATAATTTACGCTCATATGCTTGCCATTTAGGATTAATATTCTTGCCCTGACTTAATTCCCTAATTTTAATCTTGGGCGCTGATAGGTTACCATATTCCCCAAAGCTCGACCTGCTAACATCCTGATAAAATACTTCGCCATCCGGAACTTTCTCATAGCCAAGTTTGACCCTTGCCTCATTACGAGTAACTATACCCGAAGTCCATTGTTGCGCTATGATAGTACTACGCTGTGCCTTATCTTCCTGTAAAACTTCAACACCCGAAACATCGTGCAATAGATAATAGCCCTGCTCCCATTCCTTCGGAAAATGCCTCTGTATCAATCCCCGATTAAATCCCTCGTCGATAATACCGAGCATAGGAATACCAGTATAAATCCAAAAGTCTTTACTCTGTACCTCGGCATTCGCATAATTCGCGTATTGATATAACCCCACAATCGATGGGGGTATCTCAAAACCAGCGGCGATTTCTTCTCTCATCCGATCCGTCAGTTGCGCATGATCCATTGCTCTTGGTGTCTGTCCCATCGGTTTATATTTAGCACCACCCCAAGCAATCGCCATCTTACCGGCATTCTCAGCACCCTTAAACATCTTCTCAAGCGATTCACGCATTCGCCTCTCTTCGGCTTCCGGTGGTTGCTTACCTTCCGCCTCAAATACCGCTCCGATTACTCCGCCGTTCTTTAATATCGCCTTGATATATTTGCGCGCCGCAAGGTCGGTATTAATGTTCATGGTGTTTGGAGTTATCCGGCTCATACCGTAAAAGTCATTAACCGGATTGAATGATTTCAGGTGTATTATCTTTGAACCGTCATAGGGATTGCCCGGCTGTATTATCGGTTGTCCGGTAGTGTTATTGTATCGAATATCATAAACGTTTCTCTTGCCATTGCCAAAATCCTCGATATAACCCCCGATGCCGTATTTCTCATCACCCCTTACTTTCATTCGGCTTGAGCGCAAGCATATTAGCTCGGACGGCACACGAGCATTGCCGTATTGAATATAGGTATATTGATTCCCTGTCAACACATAATAGCCAAATACATCCTCCCAGAACTCCGCATATCCCTTCAATCGACTTGGCGCTTGCAGAATATCCAAAATGTAATGCCCTTGGATTTCCTCTATTCCGTCTCCGGTATCTCTAACTAATTTAACTGGCAGCGACCCTAACGTATGCGCTATCGTGTTGGTACATCGATGAACCCAATTAGAGGATTGAAAAGCGGTCTCGGCGGCAAGATAGTCCTCTTGCTTCTCATACTCATAATTGACATTGAAAGCACTAACATCCATGCCTATGGATTTCTTTTGAATATAACCGAATCGTTCTAAGATGCGGTCAATTATTTGGTTTATGCTTGCCATACCGAGAACCCTACCTTATTTCGATTCATGCTTGCCTCACGTGCAAAGAACATAGCCATTACCGTATCATCGTGAGTGCCTACGGGATAGGTCTGCATCTCGTCAATAAAGGCACAAAAACTACAAGAGCAATCAACTGGATGCTCCCGATCCGCCATAGGGATAATCAGGTCGCCTCTATCAATAACCGCCGCTAAGGATGGCAACCCAATAGCCTCGTCCATTTTCTGCTTGCCTGTCGTATAGGTCTCAAGCGGCAATCCGGCATAACCATCGAACCAATCAAGGAAACTATCCTGATAGGCTACATTTTCAATTTTGATTATCTGTGGCTTAAATCGACTGTAAGCCTCAAGAACTAATTGAACCGTCTCCCTCGGTCGCCAGCGTCCCCGCTGAATATCAAGCACCCATATCCGCCCGTTATCGTCAATGGCTATCGTAAATAGAACGGTATAGTCCGCCGTTGATTTCTGTGATATAGCAAGGTCAAGTCCGGAGTAAACAGCCCACTCCGGCTTAACCTGCTTAATAGAGGCATCCCACGCCACGCAATTTGAAATATTGGTAAACAATAAATCCTCATCCGCCAAAGCCCTGCCCTGGAATCCCCGCGCAAAAGCGGAGTTCCCGATTTGTCTTTTACGTGCTAATAATGCATCCTTATCCCAACGCTCCGCCCAGATAGGTTTTAAGTCCTCGCCTATTACTATCGACAATAAACTCCATTCAGTATTCTTTTTCAATTCATGGGAAAGGTCGTCTTGATGCCACGGAGTAAAGATGTACTCCGCCTCTCCGGCTGGCGATAGCAAGTTAAGCCACACATTGTAAAACGCATCCTTAACACCTTTCCTAAGCGCCGGTTCTTTAATCGTGTTGCGTAAATCGCATACATCATCGAAACATATATCCGTTGCTCTGCCACCGGTTGCGCTTGATAGAATACCACGAAACTCGACACTTGGGTCTTTGGAGATTATCTCACGTTTGACGAATAGATTGCCGGAAGTCCAGCCCTTGTTTTTATCCGGCTTGAGTTTTGGGAATACATCATGTATCTTGGAATTGCTCTCTATATGCTCGGCTATTACCTTGCCGCGCTTCTCGGCTTCGCTATCGTTAGCGCAGACGATTTTAATTTTACGATTAGGGTTAGTTCCGAGCTTCCAGATATTGCGGGCAATAGCGACCTGCTCAGTCTTGCCATGTTCACGGGGAGCCTCTATCAGGCTATATTTTGAGTTGGTAATATGCTCATGCCACCGCTCGTGTATCGGAGCATTCTTAATTGGCTTTGCAAATTCATCCGTTAGGATATACTCGGCAAAGAACGCCGGATCACGCCTTGCCAGAGCGATTTCGGCTTGCTTTGATAAGGCTTCGTAACTCTTCGGTTGTAAGGTTATTAAGCTCATTTTGGATTTCAATATCAATTTTTTCGTGACTATCGGGTTCGCCAGCAAGGAGCAATTCAATGCGAAGAAGATCAGCAATATCTTTAAGGCGAACCCTCTCAAGTAAACCAATTGATTTGAGCTGGTCTTCCCATACATCTTTGCCTTTTCGTATAAGTCTAAGATTATTAGCGGTTTCCTTGACAATATCGTAGTCCAGTTGTTCGATAGCGGCTTGACGATTTCGCTCGTAACGCTCATCCCAATTATCAAGTTTACGATATTTTTTAACGGTGGTAATACAAACGCGGCATGCCTTAGCCACCCGGTCGTAGGCTTTATATTCACCGACTTCGGGTTTCCATCGACACCAAGAGGCGAACATGGTAGCGCGTTCACTTTCGGTGAGTTTATTACTACCATTCTTTCGGGATTTTGCCACAACTGACAATGCCTTTCAATTTAATCTTGAGTAAGTTTAAGCATAAGTTTTAAGATTTGTCAAGTATTATTTTTTAAGATGCTCATTAGTTCTTGGAAATAACCGCCTAATTCCTGAGCAAATTTATGACCGTTCTCTCCCAATTTACGATAGTCGCGGGTTTCCTTACCACAAGATAGGCAACGATAATAATAATTGGGTTCTGATATTTCCTCAACACTTAAAGGTTCTCTAATGAAGTGTATCGATTCGTGTTTACAGTTTTCTGTCATTTTGTCTCCTTTAGTTTTTAGCGGATAAAAATTTGGTTTTCTTGGTTTCGATTAGTGCAGGTTCCGGAGCTTGCCCGTGTGTGAGCAAGAAGGTCTCTTCGGCTCTATTCTTAGTTGCTAAGTAGCCCTTTTCGGTATTGCCGATTTCGTGAGTTCCTAACAATCGGGGGACAGGACGTTGCGGTGGGCTGTCACAAAATGCCTTGTAGCGCGCCATAAAGCCGTACTTCCAAATTGAATATTCCTTATCGTCCATGTGATAGGTTTCCTCACAGACGCGCACCCAGCCGCCAAGATTATCAATTACGTGGTGAATCAGGGGATCGTCAAAACAGATAGACGAATAGCCGTTATCGGGGAAGGCGTTCTCGACTTCGCGGAGGGCGGTGAAGGCGAGGGCTTCGACGTTCTTGGGTGGATTTAGATACTTGATAAACTCGGCTGGTTTCGGCATGGTGTTATAGACATGATTCTCGATAATTCGCTGAGCGGTTTCCCGAACCTTTTCAATCGGGAAGGGCTTTAGAATATCCCAATACATGCCAATAGTAGCCTTAGAGAGCTTTTTGTTATAAATATCCTCCAGCATAGCCATAAGTTCACCAAATTTATTTCGCTCGTTTTCGTGCATCTTTTTCCTCCTCTTCTCTAATCCATTCACTAATTATTTTGAGATTATGTCGGGTATTATCAGAATAAGAGTCCATACCGGTCTCCTTATCGCGGATCGTCTGAACGATCTTATTCGCACATCCCGACAGAATTGCAAGGCTTTTACCGGTTTTTAAAATCCAGGGATCGGTTGATTTCAGGAACTCAATAGCGATAATTTTAAAAAGCTCAAGCCCGAAGGTTTTGGTTAGTCGGTTCACGACCTGAGCATCGGCAACGCCCCGGAAGTCGTATTTGTAGCCGATAATTATTTCGTATTGTTCGCACCAGAAGTCGATGGCGGGCTTTTGGTCTTTATTAACCGGCTTGGTTTTCTTTTTAGCGGGCGGTTTTTTATCGGGTTGGTTTTCGGATTTTTCGGAATCCGAACATGATACGTTAGTATCATGAGTTGTAGTATAATTCTTTGTAGTATTATAATTAATTGTATTTTGTCCCAAAAGGGTGTCCCGAAAGGTGTCCCGATTAGTGTCCCGCACTTTCTGATAAGTGTCGTAGGCACATATAGTTAAGTGTCCCGTTTGCTGTCCCGAAAGGTGTCCCAAAAGGGTGTCCCGCTTTATCATCTTGTTATCTTCCAACATCTTAAGGAAACGTTCAACCTTGCTTTTACTCCACCGGAAGCGCTGAGCAAGGAATCGAATTGAAATTGAAAGCTCACCGCGCTTAAGTTCAACCAGCTTGCCATTAAGGTCTTTAGAATAGTTGGAGTGTGAGGCTTCACATATCAGATAAATCCACGCCTCACGTTCTGAGAATTCTTTATTTTTGAATTCAGGCATATCGAATATTTTACGGTGAATAAGGACGTATCCTTTTGTCATTAAGTCAGCTTTAAATCCAAGACAAAAGCCCTTGCGCTTAAGACGAGATAAGATTACAAGGGCTTCTGCTTGGAATGAATAAAATTTTGGATGCTGTATTTGAATCTCGTCTTAAGCATACTACAATTTACCTCCACCCGCTTTTTTTGTCAAGCGTTTTTTCCTTGCGGAATCCGAGCGGTCTGCCGGTCAGGTTTTCGATGGCACGGAG